TTGGTGCATTGCAACTGGCTGTGCGCCGGCTCCAACGTCTTTGTTTGATGCGGAAATAATCGTCTTAAACAGCTTTTCTGCTTCCGGCAGGTGCGCTACCCGACGCCACACTTCATGCTTCGAAAGAAACACTGTTTCGCAGCAGGCTTCCTGATCGTCTAACCCTGTGACCGCTTCATTATAGACACCGAAATTCCACGGCGAAACCAATCGCGCGGACATGGAATACTGCGGGCCATCGTCAGAGTGCGTTGGGTGGATTAGGAGCTTGGGGATCGAAGAACCGTACTTCAACGATTCCAGAACGCCCTCCGCAAACACCGTGTCGATGTTACGACGCTCCCATTCGCGCGTGAGCACGCGGGCAGAAGTGTCCGCCTGATCGTACTTCACCTTTTCGTAGAGATTCTCGAAGTCAATCGTGAAACGGAGATTGTCGGGGAGGAAAATGTGCGACTGGAGACGGTCGAGATGCGAGGAGAGGAGATTTGCAGTGCCCAGGCCGCCGTTTTCGCGTCCTGTTTCGATCCACTGACCGTAGGAGCGATAAGCGGAAGCGCGCGTGGCTTGAGAGACACGACAAATCTCGACAAGGCCGAGAGCAAAATCAACAAGCGCCTTGTGCTGTTCAGGGATTCTCACGCTTCAGCCCCTGTGCAACGGACGTGATTCGATGGCGTGAGCTATTTTGTGATGTTCCTGGCTCAAGCCTCGGAAAACGCTCTCACCGGGTGTCACGGCGGTCCCATCAGAAGCCCGAACAAGCGCGCCAGGGCCGACTTTTGTGCCTACCGCCTTGCCGTTGATGACGGTCCCCTGTCCGGTGAATGCTGCTGCCATTTCGCGAGCACCTGATGCAAAAGACATCTGTTTAGCTTGAGCTTGCATAGCCTGAGCACTCGCAGACAGGGGTTTGGCGGAGGTCTCGCCGGGCTTCACGTTATCACGCAAGTCGGTGATTTTGAGATCGGAGACCTCGGAAACGGAAACGTTGAGTTCGGAAGCTGCAGCTTCGGCGCGGATCGAAGAGCCTGCTTCCATAGCGCGGAAAACCTGCTCCTCGGACTTCAACTGGAGACGCGCGTCGGCGTTGTAGCCGGGACCTTTGCCTTCAGCAACCATTTCGCGGGTGCGCTGGTCGGCTTCACGTTTGGCTTTGGAGATGAAAACGAGAGCGGCTTCGGTTTGCTGTCCGGTGCCGTGGCACAGAGAACACTCGTCAGGCGGCGGAGCCGAACGTTTCTCGACCGTTTGCCAGAACACGCCACCGCAATCTGGGCACTTAAAGTGTCTTTGGATCATCGCCCACGCCAGCCTTGACGCCTCAACATCGCCCGCTCATGTAACCGCACACGCTGCTTCGACTTGAAGAAGTCGGACAGCATGTTGTTGGAAAATAACATGTACTGATCCTGAATGGAAGCCGCCCGGCGCGCGCTATCGGCTTTCTTGGTCAGGTTTTGGGCGATGAGGGCTTTACGGGCGCGGTCGTCCCAGGCGCGACACCCTAAGGCGAGCGTTATAACCTTGTCGTCCTTCTTGCGCCCCTCGGCTTTGATGACATCCCCTTTGCGGGTGACTTGGCGCATTTCATCAAGGGCGTCTTGGGAGTGGACGATCACTGTGCCATCTAGGGTGTAGCCCCGAAGACGCTCCATGATAGAGACTTTAGTGGCTCCAGTGGTGTTGTGGGTGGGGATCATTGATCGCCCTGCCAAGAACAAGTGGGAAGGCGAATCCACCATTATACATTTTACGGGGACACTTGCTCTAGAAACAACTTGCATAACTCTGTGCGTTTTAGCAACAGTGCTGCGCACCTTTTGCCCCGCCTTCAGGTGGGTTCTTTCGCGTTTCCGCTTCATACGAAAAACAGGTAGATCGGGGTAGGCGGTAAACCAAAATTGATAGGCTTCTGCGCAGACTCGCATGGAGCCGTTGTAAAATAGCATGGGGTTCTTGGTGATGTATTTAGCCTTTATCCCCAATGACCGAAGAAGTTCAGCGAACCCATCGCGCAAAGCAGGAGAAGTGGTGACAAAGGCGCACTGCCTGCCGTTTTTGGCGTTAATTGTGCCGTCTGTATCCATCAATCCCTGAAGCAAGCCTAAACGATCAGCCAGAGAAGCCCGCAGGTAAGCTGGAGGAATGTGCTTATTGTTCAACACTCCCAAAGATCGCAGCTTGGTAGTGAAGCCCTGTATGCTAAAATACCCAATCTGTTTATTTCTCTTTTCAGGGGTAACAGGCCCCACCCGCTCATGCGGAGCTATTTGTAGGCGAACCTCTTCCAAGTCGTTAATGTGCCCATGAATCCGACCACAGGCTGAAGAGCCGTCTCCTAGCCAAACTCCTAACGTGTACGGATCAATCGGTAAGGCTGCAAAGCTCCCCAATAAATGCCCAGTTACACGGATGCGGCTATGCTGTGCTTTTAACTGTTTCGTTTTTACAATAGAGCCGTCGAATAGCTCCCATAGATGATCGGCATCCGCTGTGATGCAGCCCCCATCATCGAACACGACATCGAAGCACTCTTTGTTTTCGTATATGGGGGATACACCTATAACTGAACAGGGATCGCCCTTGTCAGAATAAACCTTGTCTCCAACTTTTAAATCTTGCATTTCTGCCCACCCACTTGGCGTGGGGATTGGAGTGTTTAAAGCAAGACATTTAAAGTGATACGCGGAGCCCACGCCCATCGAATCGGAGCGGGTGTAGATGTAATTTCGCACGTTATTGAAGATATTCAGGAGTCCCTTCTCCTTGGCCTCGACGCGCAAGTAGCCATTGCGCGCGATGTTGGGGACGGATTTGAACTCTAGCCACACTGCGTCACCGGGGCCATTCAATTCGAGAATAGAATGCACCGGGTTTGTTGCGTTTCCGGAGTGCCCACCACCATACCATCCGATCAGAGACCACATAATCCACGCAAAATGATTGGTAGGGGTCAAAGGGTCAGAGAACTCCGCCACCTGCTCTATGCAATCCGCGTAGCAGCGCAGTACCTCTAAACAGGAATTATCATTTTCCTCGTCATGCCCGAAGGCGGGATCGCCAGCGATCACATAAATCGCGTCATCTACGGGCTCCTCCCACACCTTAAGTTGAGTCTCCCGCCAGTTGCGTGCGGGCTCCACCTGACACGTTACAAAGCTAGTGCCGGGGTAGTAGCGATAACCTTTGTATTTATTCGAGGTGTCCTTGCCCCGGATTTCTGCGAGACGTTCGGGAGCGAAAAAGGTCGAACCAGCGGCGATGAACGCCTCATCTTCAGTCCAAGGTTGTTCTCCGAGTTTATAATCATCACCCTCACGCTGACCTTTAACATCATCTTCGCCCTCACCGGAGGGGTCCATCTTGCGGCGATACCAGGCGAGTTGTTCTTGCGTGACGGTGACGCCGTAGAGGCGCTGCACAGCGTCGATGCGCTTTTGCTCGTCGGCGTTGGGTGGGGTCAGGCCGTATTGATGGAAAGCGCGGGAGTTTTTGTCGAGGCGCTGCGAGTCCTTGGCCCACCAGCCGATGAACACAGCCTTTTGATTGGTTGTGTCCTTGCGAGCGTCGTCCCACATGTCTTGCCAAAGGCCAGGACCACGGGCGGTACTTTCCCACAGGTAAAGGCGGTTCTGGAAAATCTCCGAGAGTGATTGCTGGAATGAGATCACACCTTCAGTGTTTTCCCACGAGCACATTTCCGTGCAATGGGCGAAATTCAAACCCACGGATCGACCCAACCCGCCGCTTGTGCGCGAGGAGCGCGTACCCGCTGCCATAATGGCGAGCTTGGAGTTGTTTGAAAGGATGAACCCGTCGCGGTTGTTCACTACGATCTTAGGGAATTTCAACTTCGCGGGTAACGAGTTGATTACAAGTTCCAGATCACGGCGCGCGTTATTTTTATTCGAGTCAGTATCGTACACCATTGCCCCCTGAAGACCATTATGTACGCCGTTCCAGAACAACGATAGGGCGCGGGATTCCGTGGTGATGCCAAGCTGGCGGGATTTCAACACTTTGATGTCGTGAATATCTTCGGAGAGAGCATCGAATACGCCATCCAGAAGCATCTTCTGCGAGAGGTAGGTGTGTTCACCTAAAACAGCGCCGCCGCCGAGGTCTTTCGAGTTGATAGAGACGTAATATCTGAACTCATCATACTGCTCACGGAAGATGCGAACTTTTTCTGGATTCCAGCCCCCATCAGTCATAGCTTCTTCCTCCAGCGCTGTTTCACCCCCATAGGTTGGTCTGTCCTCCGGGTGCCCTTATTTTTAGTGCTATGATTCCAATCGCCCCCAGATGTTTTTTGATCGAAATGCCAACCTGACGCTTTCAAGGAAGTCCCCGGCTCGTCCTCCAAAATATATGTTTGGATGTATTCAAAGCCCATAGCAGCACAAGCCCTTGCCGCCGCAGAGTACAAAATGGAGCAAGCGTTCTTTGTTCCATCTGTTACGAGGCGGGTCACTTCAGCAATCAAATACGGATCAAGTTCTCTTGAGACGGGCCTTCCAACTGAACAGGCCCCAACTATTTTATCGCCTTCTTTAACAAGCAAACTAAAACGGTGTCCTTGAACAGGTTTATGATGCCTATGTAAGAGGGCAACAGCTTCGTTTACCTGTTTGATAGTTGCAGGTCTAACTCGCAACATCACGCCACCAGCGCGTTACTGTTGTCGGGCGGCTCAACGATCCCAAGAGCCATGCTCACGCCTGAAGCTAGATCAACATTGTCGAACAGCCACGCGCCGCCTTCGTGCACTGCTATCGCTTTGCATAGCTCTGTGAGCGTACCGAGGTCTTCCACGTTGATTGGAACCGAGGACAGCACACCGAGCTTGTCGGATACGTCAGACACATAAGCTTGGGTGTCGTTCTCGTTCGCAGGCGCGAAGCGGGAGATGATCGAATAGACCGATTTGAGTTTGTATTTCCGAAAGTAGGTCAAGAGAGTCAGCGCGCCGGCACGGAAGCCGTAATCGGGGGATTTGAAAACACAAAAGGTTTGCTCCTCCTTTTGCTCTTCCGTCATCTCATCAGGGGGACACAAACCAAGCCATGGCTGGCCCACACGCAGGTTCATTGGATTATTATTGCGAACCGATCTAACCGTCATCTGCGACCGTAAACCCCGGCGTTCTTGTTTGCTTGGTCCGCTGCGCTGGCTGCGGCATCCGCTTCGACCTTCACATGATTTGCTGCGGTAGCCCAGAACAAGCCAATGTTGGGTTTGGGGCCGAACAAAGCGTTGGTAACGGTTATTCCATCAGGACCGACTACGAGATACGCGCCCTGGAACTCATCAGGGTTCTTACTGATCCTATCGGCCATCGCTTTGAAGAGCGCAGCGGCTTCGGCTCCGGTCATTTTCCAAACGTCCTATGGGGATAATTCCCCCTGACAAAAGCATGGATCGCTGTACCAATGCTAGGCGAAGAGATCACGGATTGATAGGTCACCGCGTCCACACCGTCGTAAATTGTTGCTCCACCGTCAGAGTAGCGCAAAGTCATTTGATTGGTCTCCGGGTCGTGTTCGACCTCGCTGATCCAGCTTGAAAATGGTTTAAAGCTATTGGGCATCCTTCACGACTCGGATTTCCAAACGGGTTTCTTTGATGACATTGTTCTGGGTGAGCGCCACGCGCGTCCACGAGGGGTCGTCTTGGAGGTATTTAAAGCGGTCATCCAAAACCAGTTCGTTTTTCACCACCTCGAAGTCCACACCTAGCTGGAACGCGAAGCAGGAATTTGCGCCGTTTTGGTCGCGGAAGGCTTGGTTGGCTTTCTTCGAGAAAAGCACGAACATGTCAGCGGTGACGATGCGAACATGCGTTGGATCGCCAATGAACTCATCGTGCCGGGGATGCGGCGCGTTCACGAGGATACGGGCGTCATGGCGGCAGACGCGATAAATCTCCTGCATCATCGCAAGAAACACGGCGGGCTGCTGGCCCATGTGCTCCAAGCTGTGATTGAACAGGATCGCATCAATGCTGTTATCCGCCCACGGCCACGGTGTCTGCTCGAAGTCCACCTGGCGAACGCCCGCCACTGCGGGAAACTTGTCGCAGTTTTCCCACAATGGGTCATCGACAGTGTGAACGCCGCATCCCGCGTTTATGCGGCTTTTTGGAGCTTTTGCTTCGTCTGACATTCTAAAATCGCCTCCCGAACTCGCCTGACAACATCAACCCACCCTTCATGGTAGTCACGCTCGAAAATCCGTACATTGTCGCCGTACCACGGAACACCTTTACGGGAGCCGAGGCCCCAACGCCAATCGCTTGAGCGGCGATTTCTTAGCACAAAAGTCGGTTTTCCCATAGCGGCTGACAAATGCGCGACTGAAGTGCAGCAGGTCACCACGAGATCAAGGGAGGAGATCGCTCTTGCCGTCTCTCGCATGTCGATAAGGACCGGAGAGATGTCTTCAAGGATGCCGTGGACGCCCTCGATGGTGATTTGCGGCTGCCCGTCACCTTTCTGAAGGGATACCCAACGAGTGCCCTCCATGGAAAGCAGCGGAAGTATTTCCGCTAAGGGCACATCGCGCCACCGAGTCATGTCCATGTCTTTGGAGCCCGCCCACACCACGCCGATGTTCATGCCGTCATGGGGTGCGGGTTTCCCGTACCGAGGAAGCTCGAAGGCGGGGAGGTTGCTCATTGTGGCCTTAAGCGCCATTGGGAGCGACATCATGGGGAGCCAGGCATCCGCGAACGCTGGAAGCACTGAGGGAAGCGCCTTAACCTCTGTGTTGGGCAGGCGCATGTCCTCGACTAGCGTGCGGAGTTCTGCATTTACGAAACAAATGGTCTTGTCGGCGCGCCTCGTTGCTTCGGGGAGAAAACGCAAAGTTGAAACCGTGTCTCCAATACCCTGCTCCGCGCGCAGGAAGAGCGTTCCGGTCTTTTCACCTTCCCACATGGGGTAGGCATAGGCGAGGAATTGCTGCAATTTGTAGCGAAAACGCGCTTTGTAATAGCCTAAGCCCTCTAACAGTTCACCCCGGAACAAGTGCGTAAAAGCAAGAGACATGGCGTGGATCGGGTTGCAGTCTGAGCAGAGATCAAGACCACGCACAGCGCAACGGAGAGCTGCGTCCAGGTCGCTCAGAGCGATGTGGATTTGGGAGAGATTTGACCAACCCAACGCGAGATCGGGGCCAATGGATACAGCGCGCTTCAAGTAATGCAAGCCCGCATCAGTGTCGTCGGAAGCGTGAGAGTACCAACCGAGGTTGGTAAGGATGCGCGGATTGTCGGGCTTGATCTGGTTGACGCGCTCCAAACACGCACGCGCGGCTTTGTATTTGTGATCCTGAAAGAGCATCAGGCCCATGTGATACCAAGCGCCGGCGTGGCCTGGATCGGCCTGAGCTGTGGCGACGAACAGGGGGTAGGCGTCACCAGGATTTTGGGATTTGTAAAGCTGCACAGCACGCTCGTAGCTTTGCGCAGCGGGGGTTGTGGGCGGAGTCCCCACTTCGGCAGGCATATCCACAAGCATGGAAAGGCGGGGATCGGTATTCACGGGGCGAGCTCACTCGCCTGGGGCTCTGGGGTCTCCCCGCCTTCAGGTTCTTCGGCCATGCGGTCCACGAGCCCATTCCAGCGAGCGCGATCCTCTTCGAACTTCGCCGCTGACGCCATCGACAATTCCGATGACGCGATTTCTTTGAGCACTTTCAGGTTTGTGGTGACGATGTGAGCGCCCGCAGCAAAGGCGTCCATGGCGTCTTCGGCGGTGCGAATCGAACCGGCGATGATTTCGGTATTGACACGCGATGGGTGATTGTCTATGAGTTTTCGCGTCAGGCTCACGATATCCATCGCGCGCCCCCCTCCGTTATACCCTGATGGAACCCCCGCCTCTAGCGCTTTGAAGTCGCAGGTCATGTAATTTGTCGCGTTGTGGGGCTCAAATTTTGGCTCCGCGTCTCTCATCCGGCACCAGAAAAAGCTCACATATCTCGCGCCGGCATTCATCGCGGCAATTGCTTGAGCGGCGGTAAAAATGCAGGTTGCGTTGACGTGAGCGATCCGGCTGACCGCGTGGATCAGGGGGAGATTGTCCCAGGACATAGGGATTTTGATCGCCAGGTTCGCGCCCATTGTTTGGAGAGCGCCGGTGATCCGGCCAACGCACTCACGCGGGGATGCGGCGAGATCGTCTAGGGGCGGTTGAACTGAGATCGGGATTCGCAAGCCGCGCGCAATATCGCGGAGATGCCCGAGATAGCCCTGGGGATGCGGGGGCTCTTTGGCGATCAACGATGGGTTCGTGGTGATCCCCGAGGCGAGACCGTGCGAGAGGGCTTCTCGGATGTCGGCGCTATTTGCTGAGTCAATAAAAAGGCGCATCTGGTTTTACCTGTTCCAAGGCTTAAAAGTTTTTAGCGTATCCATAGAAGGGAAAATACCGCAGAACTGAATTGCTCTGTCATCAATCGACACAAATGCGTAAGGCTTGTGAAGAGGCCACCTTATCGCGGCCAACTCCCACATGGCGTCGTTCTCTTCCAGGCCAAAACGCTCCCGGTAGTGTTTCAGGAGCCAATCGTACATCGCCAGACGCCCCTCCATGGATGAAGAGCGCGCGGAATAGATATGCACATCGAAGTGCTGCATGGCTTCACGGATGAACTCCATCGCGCCTTCAACGGGGGGATCAGGGCACACAGCAACCCCCTTCCATCCCGACGAGTAGGAACTGATCGTCCCATCAAAATCTAAAACGAGCGTCCTGCGGTGATTTTCAGGCCGGTCGTCCGTCTGCTGGGCCATCGACGTGTTCATAGGTCTTGCCGTCTTGGATGATATGAGAGTCTTTGGGGTCGTCAGAACTGGCCCATTCAACGAGCACTACGCTCGTCTTGGCAATGCGCATGTGCGCGAGGCCAGGGGGGATTTTGAACAAATCGCCCGCGTGCATGTGGAGCGTGTGGTTCTCCGCGCGCCCTATCCTGATGCCGATGTCGAGATCGCCATGGAGAAGCATGTACACCTCGTTCTTGCGAACGTGGTACTCCAACGAGGACTGTGTGCCGGGGTTCATGTCGAGGCGTTTCCACACGGAGCCATCTTCTAGCTTCTCAAGCAGCAGCTCCTCGCCCCAGTAAGCTTTGCGCGCCGATAGCGGCTTCAAAGCCGCTTGCGTCTCCGCTTTGCGGAACAACGTCTCGCTCATGGGCGTCACGGGCTGGAGGTCGGTGAGTTGGAGACCGTGCATGAGGGCTATCTGCGCAAAGTGTCTAGGGCGAAGAGCAACAAAACGACGATTATCGTGGCGCTCAACAAAATCATATCACCTACGCCCAAACAAGAGCGAGACGAGGAAAATTGTCAACAGGTCGAACATGAAGCCGAACATGGCTTGCGCTAGGCGGATCATGGATACGCCCTCACCCACTCACGGAGCCTCTCGATGGTTGGCGGATTGGCCCCCTGAACTTCCGTACTTAAGCCTGCCCACAGATTGGCAAAAGCCATATCCTCGGTCAGAGCATACGCCGCGAGGAAAGCATCGCCGGCACCGCAGGTGTCCACCGCCTTGACGCCTATCCCCGCGCAGCGGGCTCCGGTGTTCGCGTCCATCGAGCCCTCAGCCCCGAGCGTGATGATACAGCGTTTCGCATTCACCCCCACAGCGCTTTTCCATTCGCGCTCGTTGAGGACGAAGTTGGTGTGGCGTCCGTTGTACCAAGGGTGATTGCTGCTTTCCTGAGAAACCTGAGAGGCTACGAATAGGGGCACTTCTTTGTTCACGGATTGGACGATGCTTCGGGCTACGTCCTGACTAATGAAACCGTGGCGGTAATCAGCCACCACAACGATGCTGGCGTTTCCAGCTTCCACGCAAAACTGCTGAAGCGTAGCGATGGGGAAAGGCCCTTTCACGTTGTCGATCTGGAGAAGCTTGTAGCCGTCAGCCCAGTAGCGGAGCTTCGAGGGGCGTGGCCCGTTGCTGTAGAGCTTCACCTTCGCGCCTAGCGCCGCGAGGTTGCGATACACGCATCCCGCTCCGCCTAGCGAAGCCCCCCGCGACACCTCCTCCACGACCAGCGTGGGCGTCTCGGCGGACAAGCCGCGCACGCGGCACTGCACGCTCACATCATCAATAGAATCGCCCACAACGAGCACGTTTTTCTCGCGGAACGAGTCAAGAAGCGCGTCAAGCTCAGTGAGCGTCATTTTCCAAGGCCCTATGAAGCTTCCCGAGAATGTCGGACCACAGCGC